TAACAAAGTGTGCATCATATCTTTTTCCAACATATCCTTCTGATAATTCTAGAGTGTAATGTATAACATTTAATCCTAATTTTATAGCATGTGCCCCTAAAGCAACTAAACTCCAAGATTTACCACCACCTGGGGAACCAAATATTAAACCAAAATCTCCTCCACCTAAACCACCCATTAATCTTTCATTTATAACAGCCCAAGGAGTTGGTATTACTTGACGATCTTCTTCTTTGTAACGGGCTTCCATATCTTTTAGATACTCATGTCCTATATCTTTGTCTTGTCCTGCTTTTAATGCATTATCAATTGTAAATCTAATATCATCAAACATTCCACCAGCAAGTAAATCTACTGATTTAAGTAATGCATCTTTTAATGATTGGTTTTTACAAAAACTAGAAAACTCACCTTCAACATATTCCTGATCATCATTGGTTAATTTATATATTTCTTTTAATTGCTCTACAATAGCAATTTTTAATACTTCATTATCTAACTTTTTAACTTCAATTTTTAAAAAATCTAAAGTTGGATTAGCATGAAATTTATCAAAATATTGTAATGCTTCTCTAACAATCCATTTATGTGCTTCATTTTCAAAATAAGAAGGCATAATAACATCTCTAATATTAAGAGTAAATTTCTTATTTTTAAGTAAAGAATGTAATACTTTTACTTGAAAATGGGGACCATATTGAGATAAACTTTTTAGTGTCATTATAGAGAATTTAAAGCTAAAGTAGTTCTTATACAATTTTTTCCCCCTGGGAGGACCTCATGATTTAAAAAACTTGGAAATGCTATAAGAGAACCTTTAGTTGGTTGGATAACATATTTATCTTTAATATAAGGGTTATTTGAATTATCATAAAATGCATATGGTGAATACCAAAGATTAGTAAATGGAGAAGGGTTACTCAGACAAAACATACCGGCATCTTCATTGGCTCTTATCCAATATACTATAGATATTTCATTCCTACCATGATTATGAATACCATGAAAATTATTAAATTTATAATCTTGAACCCAATATGAATTTATTTTAGTTTTATTTGGAATTGAATAAGTTTTTTCGAAAAAATTTATACACTTTTCAATTTCTTTCTTTAGTAAAGGGACTTCGTTAATATTTAATATTTCTTCTTTATTAAAAAAATCAGAATAATTTTCATTATTAAAATCTAAATGCTTTAACCTAGGTACTACTAAATCCTCTACATAATCTGCTATTTGAGGTGATACCTGATGGGTAATAATACCAGTAGGAAAAATATTTTTTATATTCATTTTTTATATTTTTGAAGATACGAAAAAACTTCTGCTAACCAAAATTCTGTATTAGGAATTCCTCTACCTAATAAATCTTTTTCATACATCTCTAAAAATCTTTTTTTATTAAAATCATAAGGAGGAGAATCTATTAATTCATCTAGTTCTTTTTGATCTTTATCTAATAATTCAATATTTTTTAAAGACATTAGTTCATAATTAATTTCTAATTGACTTTTAAATAAATGAACATTACCATATATTCCATGTTCTTCTACTTTATCAGTTGCTTTTTGATATGCCTCTTGTAAAGTAAATCTTTTTTCACCTGCTATTTCAGGAAAATATTTCATTAATTTTTTAGGACCTAATCCCTTAACACCTGGTAAATTATCAGATTTATCACCCATTAAACATTTCATTGTAATAAAATTATAGGGATGCATACCATATTGCTCATAAACATCATTTGGTTTATAAAATTTCTTTTTAATAGGTGAATATACAGTTATTCTATCATCTACTAATTGTAAAAAATCCTGATCAGCAGAATAGATAATAATATCATCTTTTAATTTTTGTGATAGGTAAGCTATAGTATCATCTGCCTCTATTTTATCAATTATTGATATATTAACGGGCAATGATTTTAAATAATCTAATAATCTTAACATTTGTGTTGCAATTGAATCAGATTCTTCTGCTAATGTTGAGAAAACTTTAAAATTTGTAATTCTTTTTATTTGACGATTTGCTTTATATTCAGAATAGGTATTTCTACGATTTGTAATATTACCTTGACCATCAAAAACTAAGATAACTCTAGTTGGTCTAATTAGTTTAATAACATATCCTAATGATTTTAAAAAACCAACTAAACCACCAACATGATTTCCTTGTGGATTAATAGCGGGAATCATAGCAAATGAACGCAAAAACGTGTTCATAGAATCAATTAAGAGCACCCTACTGTTTAAGTGTAGGGGCTCTAAATTGGACTCCTCATGCAAGTTGTTGAGTATATCTTTATAGAGTTCTTTCATCCATCGCTTCTACATTAGCAAAATCTTCATCTTCAGATCCTTCTAAAACTATTTCAATTGGACCTTCACCTAATATAGCACCCCATTCTGATTGGTGAGCTTTTTTATAATTGTCTATATCTTTTTTAGTATCAGATATAAAGCCATGAGGTGTAACTATGATTTTACCCGTAGTTGTAACACCATTAATATGGTTTTTTTCAACAGCGGTTTTAACCTTTTTAGCCCATTCTACCTTTTTACCATCTTTAACTGCATTAACTTTTAAATTACCTGAATTAGAGATATTACCAAATGTTACTATTAATGTTGAATCAAAGAACATTGTGTTACCACCCTTATTTTTCATAGTTGGTGGTTGCATAGGACCTATTGGTTTTTCAACCCAAATCTTATTAATAGCAACTAATGTATTAGTGTAAGGACTAGATTCTTTTCTTGATAATAAGATTTCTTGGTTTATAAAATTACCAAATTGAGTAGACATTGCTCCAGCATTCCATTCATTATTATTTTTAGCTTTTTCAACTGACATTTGACATGGAACAGACCCAATAGAATCCCATAAGAATACCATATCCATAGGTAAATTACCTTTTTTCTGTTCATTCATTAAATCAGCCATAAAACCTGCTACAGCTTCTACTGTTGGTAATTGCCCTCTATCAGCAAAAATAAAATTACCATCAACTCCTATTGTATTACCATCTTCATCTTTTTCAAGATCTACTTCTAGACCCATCATCATAGCATGTTCCCAAGACCATTTCATCTCAGTTACTATAAAAACAGGTAATATTCCCATTTTTTGAGCATTAACAGCTACCTCTAATAAAGCGGTAGTTTTACCAGTATCAGAGTGTCCACGTAATAAAGTAATATGACCTGCAGGAACACCAGGTAATGATACCATTTCTTGCCACGCTGGAGATAAAGGTATCCATGATTGTTCTTTAAAGGTATTATTAGATGATCCTAAACCTTTTGCTGCTTTAAATTTATCAAGGGAGAACGTTCCCTTAACAGACTTGGAGATATCGCCCCCAAGGCTTACTTTTTTTCTTGCCATTTAATTAATCTTTAAATAAATCGTCGAATTCGTCCTCGTTGAACGATTCTTTTTGTTTAACATTCAAAGTATAACCAGTATCTCCTTCTGTAGTTGTTGTAGTTGGAGTATCTGTAGTAGTATCTTCTGGGTTTAACCAATCCTGAAGTGCTGTTTTCATATCATCATAAGAAACCCTTTTATAATATTTTAATAATTCAGGTTGATCAGATAACCATTTTTCAACTTCAGCATTATCATCAGATAAAACTGATTGTTTTGGTTTTACTCTAAGTGAAGTTTGTGGGTAAGGATTACCTTGAACTACTTCTACTGTCATATCTAAACCAGAGACTACATCAGTAAAATCACCGTAATCTTCGTCTGCTGCATAACTTAGTAATTCTTGGTATACTTGTTTTCCAAATTCCCAAAATCTAACACCTTTATTTTCTTCCCCTCTAACTATTACAGGAGCAAATACCCTCATTTTTGGTTCTAATTTCTTAGCTAACCTCCAATTTTCAGGTTCAGATGTTTTTCTTAATTCTTTAGAAAATTCTACAATAGGATCTTTATCACCATAATTAATTGGTGAGATCATTGTTCTACTTCCTATTCCATAATGAAAGAAAACTTCAGTAAATGGGTTTTCTTTATTTTCCTTATAAGGGACAAATCTAACTTGTGATTTACCCATAGGTGCTTTCCAAAAATATTGACTTCTGTCAAATTTCTGATTGTTGTTTTGACCAGGTTTGGTCTGTAATTGTTCTAACTTGCTTGAGATTAATTTTAAATCCATAATATAACTTTTTTTAATTTGAAACGGTTGATAATGTAATAACTTAATTTATGATATCCAAACTAAAATGTAAGGATCTCATGTATTTTTGTATCTAATTTTTTTAACTCACCACCCGTGGTTAATAAGATGCAATTTCTGTAGTCTTGCCAATTTACTCTATAATTAGTATCTAATTCACCACTATTTAAAGAACGAATTAAATCATTAAGTGCATTAATAGTATATAAAGTATTGGATTCTTTTTTTCTATGTAAAAGAATTGTATTATCTAGTATTTTACTAGACATATTAAATGAATCAACATTATATGTACAAACATATTCTTTTGTAGATTCTACATATAATACAAATATTTTATTAAAAAGTATTTGATATTGGTCTTTTATAGTATCTACAGTTGATCCTAGGCTTTCCTCCGTGGTAAATGTGCAAAATAGTTTATTTGCCAAATCTTCAAAATTAATTTCGTAATCCATGATAAATATTATATATATTTTAGAGAATTGTAATTATTACCATATGCAACTTTTACAACGTATTTGTTATTTTCTAATAATTTTTTAATTTCTTTTAAAACCTCTTTACCATCTACTAAAGAATAATCAACTAAGAATGAATCATAGGTGTATAATATAACTTTACTTTGTTTATTATCCAAATAATCTATTACTTTTCTTACAGAAATAACATTATTATGTGTTTCTGCTGATTGTATCATGTAATTCAATATTTTATTAGGTGTTGGGTTTTGTATTTGTTCTTTAGTTAGTATTTTTCCTCCTACTAACTCTAATTTGTCTGTAGCATTAAATAATTCCCATAATTTTTCAACATATTCATTCATTGCTTTAAAGAATGGTATTTCTTTATATTCTTTAAATACACCCCCATATAATTGTTTAAAGGTTAATTCTTTAGATTTAGCATATTCTTTATCAGTTAGTTCTTCTTTATTAAAATACATTTTACCTAACTGATTATGTACTGATTTTTTATCCAGTTTAAATCCTATTAAATTAGCTAATATTCTAACATGGTAAGCATCATAGTCAAATTCAAAAAACATATCATTTTTAGGGATAAATGCAGTTCTTGAACCATCATTTTTATTTAAAGCAGCGAAGTTAACACCGTTAAAGGAGTTAGTTGGACGAGTAGTAAGGTTGTATAAGTTATATTTAGTATACACTGTTTCTCCATGAATAAACCATTCTTTTTCATGATATTTAAAGTGTTTATCAAAATAATCCGGGTGAATTCTTAACCCTTGTTCTTCTATTAATTTAAATACTTTTGGAAAAGTATCATTATAAAATTTATTTACTTTTGTTGGGATTTTTTCTCTAATTTCTTCGAAGTTTTTTTCTTCTTGCTCGTAAATTTTTGAGATTGGTACCAAGGAAGTACAGAACGGTAAATGTCCATACTTATCATAAGTACGGGACCTAATAGGAGTATAATCCAAGTTGTTGTTGTCATAAGGTATGTCTATTAATTTAGGTGAATCAAAGAAATATAAACATTCTTTTTTATTTGTAATATAAATTTTTTCATATTTACTTTCTATCCATTCTATTACTTTATTAAAATCTAATCTAAATGCTTCAGAATGATTAATTGGAAATACATATCCTTTACCTTTAAAAGTTTTAAAATATATTAAACATGGTGAAGTTAAAGCAGAGTGATATTCATCATTCATAGGAATGATTTTTATATAACACTCATCACCCGAACAATATAATCTATTTAATTGTTCCTCTGTCTCAACAATATAATACATAACCTTTTATTCATAACTTTACGTAGCACCATAACTTAAATTAGATATATTAAATGTATCTAAAGATTGGTTTGGTGTTGCACCAAGATTTCCTAATGCTTCATTTATCAATGTATTAATTTGTTTTTGAACAACCACATTAGCTGGTAGAAGAATTGTACCTTTTGATTTTCCATGTGTTTCCTTATCCATTATTGTTCCATCTGCCATTATGTGGTAATTACCTATGTAATTACTATTAT